CTTTGTTGAAGACTATATTTTTGATGCTACTGTTGGAGATTTGGATGAATTCAACGGTAAATATGGTCCAACACCAGAATATCCAAATGGAACATATGCTTACTTCCTAACTGAGAATGTATCTGGAGATCCAACATATCCCTATAATATAGGACCAAAATTTTATGGGGCACCTATATTTGAAGGTGATGAGGTTACCAATTTACCAGTGGAATTTGCTAATGGTGCAGCAGCAAAAGTAATTCTTGATGACACTGGTGGTGTTGATTACATCACTATGAAACGTCCTGGTGATGCCTATTTTGGATCAACAACAGCTCAAGTGCTTGGTGGAGAAGGAACTGGTGCTAAAGTCACACCAGCTGTCCAAAGTGTTACTGGTTTATCCTTGTTGAATAGGGGGCAAAATTATGCCACACCCCCAACAATCATTTTTGAAGGTGGGGGAAATGGTACTGGGGCAAGAGGTAGTGCCAAAATAGATACAACTGGAAAAGTTACCAGTATTAGTGTAAATGATCCTGGAGAATATTATCAAGATCCCCCATATGTCCTAATCACTGGAGGCGGAGGAATTGGCGCTAAAGCTATTGCAACAGTATCACAGGGAAAAGTAACTGAAATTACAGTGACAGATCCTGGTGTTGGATATGTATCTCTACCGCAAGTTGTATTTACCAAACTAGTTTCTCTAAAGAGAAAGATTAGGACTCGTCAGTCTTTTAATTCCAAATCTGCATTTCTTATTGGACTCCTACAGTCGGTTACTTCAAGTCAAGGAACGATTTATGTCAATTCGACAAATTCTCTCCCTGGATCTGGCACAATCCGTTTGAATAATGAAATAATCACATATTCCTCAAAGAGTAGGCAGAAATTGACTGGTGTTACTAGAGGAACTAATTTTAGATATGATCAACGTGTTGTCCTAGACGATACTCAAAATGATTCCAATGGAAAATCTCTTTATGAGTATAATGTTGGGGATAGAATTGTAAGAAAAATTGAAAACTCCACTAGTAAATCTGCGAAAGTATATGATTGGAATCCACAAACAAAAGAATTATATGTGACATTCCAAGTCGATGATCTGGCATTTATTGATGCGGGGATCCCATCGACTGAAGATTCTATCGTGCAATTTGATGCAGGAGTAGCAGATTCCTCACCCCTTGCAGTTTTACCACATACTGTTATTACTGAAGTTGGTAGTAGTATAACTTTACTAACCTCTCCAATTAGTGTCCTGGTTGATAAAAAATTTGAGGATGATGATGAACTAGATGGTGCTGGAGATGGTATTCCAGACTTAATTAATACTAACACTGATTATGCTGGACAGATTAGTTTAGATGGTGGAATCTATTCAAGTTTGTATGGTATTGAAGAGACACTTGGAGGTACTAATACCACTCTATTCCAAGTTGGTGATCAAATTAAAGACGCGGCAATTCCATTTAAATATGCAACTATTGTGGAAGCTGGTCAGTTAAGTGAAGGTATTTCCCATGCAGCTATTGTTAATATTTACTTGGATGGAAATTTTGGAAATGGACAAAATTATACTGTTAATGAAACTGTTACGGGTGATGAGTCTGGTGTGAAAGCAACGGTAGTTTCTTGGAATACCACAACTGGATTACTACAAGTGCAAAATATAATACCATTCAATACTGGTAATACAAATATTGGAATTGCTGGATATTTTTATAGTTTTTCGGATAGAGGCACATTAGTTGATGTTATAATTCAAGAACCAGGATTCAACTATACTGCGCCGCCTACAATAACCATTGAAAATAATGGTGACATTCAAGCAACATCTACAGCAAATATGACTATAGCTGGAGATCAAATATCTAGCATTTCTATCGTAAATGGTGGATATGGATTAAATGGTTATGTCACTAATATTGGAGAATACAAACCAGAAGTTACAGTTACCAATAATGTATCTGATACAACTGGATATGGAGCTATACTGCAAGCAGTATTGGGAGGTGAAAATATTCTTGGTAATGGTGGTGCATCGTATAGAATTAAACGTATTGAATATGTAACTGAAATTCAATCTCAATAATATTGATAAATAAACAGGAGGACAATTGTACCTAACAAATGGCTGCATTACTTACTGATCAATTCAGAATTTTTTCTGCGAAAAAATTCATTAAAGCACTGGAGGGTCCTATTCCGACTCAAACAGACGCCGCTGCAGGAGAAACAAGAGACCGTTTATACATTTTTATTGGCAGACCTCAACCATGGGATGATGAGAATGTTCCCCCACAAGCTGTAGATTCTTTCCAAGAATTTTCTGGATCATATGATGATCTAATTTCAATGAAACGTGTCTTATCTTCTGACACAATACAAGTTATTAGAAGAATCGACTGGACTCCACCTGAGCAAACAACGGGTGGTTTGGGTTATACTTATGACATGTATCGTCATGATTATTCTCCCAGTAAAACCGCTTCTTCTGGTGCTACAAAATTATATGACTCGGATTTCTACGTTGTAAACTCTCAGTATCAAGTTTATAAGTGCATTTACAATGGCACCTCACCATCTGATCCAAATGGAAAACCATCTACCGTTGAGCCAACTGGCACATCTACAGCAGTTATTACAACAGCAGATGGATATCGTTGGAAGTATCTTTACACAATTCCAGTTGCTTCAGTTTTGAAGTTTTTCTCCAATGATTACATGCCAGTATTTACAAATGATGCTGTAAAAACAAATGCAGTTAGTGGAGAAATTGATACTGTTGTAATCAATTCTGCTGGATCTGGATATAATAATGGCACTTATGATAATGTCCCCATCAATGGAGATGGTACTGGCGGCCGAGCTTCTATTGTTGTTGATGGTGGTAAGATTATTTCTGCTACGGTAACTTCAGGTGGTATTAATTATACCTTTGGTAAAATTGGTATTGATAATATTGCTGGCATTGGCACTGGAACTGGATCACAGGTTGATGTAATCATTCCTCCTCCAAATGGGCATGGATATGATTCAACAGTTGAATTGGGTGCATATCGTGTGATGGTGAATAGTAAATTGTCTTATGATGAAGGTGCTGGAGATTTTCCAATTGATAATGACTACAGAAGAATTGGTCTTGTTACTAATCCCAAAAAATTTGGTACTGATGAATTAATTGCAGATCTAACAGTATCTGGGACAAGGGCTGTAATTTTTTCTCCAACTTTTCAAGGAAATTACGTTCCAGATGAAGTTATTGCTCAAAATAGAGTTGTTGGGGGCACCTCGGTTACTGCTCGTGGAAGAGTAATTTCTTGGAATCCAATTACTAAGGTTTTAAAATACTATCAAAATTCTGTTGATGGTATTTTTCCAGAAGTTACTGGTACTCTGAATGAATTTGATGGATCAAACGTTGTAAGTGGTGCTACTTCTGGTGCAGCTGGACAACCAGATGTTAATTTCCCATCAGTTCCCAATACTTCTACAAGAACCATCAATAATACAGAGTATGACTTGGGAATGAAATTTAATACTGGATATGCAAAACCAGAGATCAGATCCAACACTGGACAAATTATCTATATAGATAACAGACGCGCTATCGGCCGCGCTAATGACCAAATAGAAGATATCAAAATCGTAATCGAGTTTTAAGATGCCCCAGAATACTAACCTCAATGTAACTCCTTATTACGACGATTTCGATAAAAATGATAATTTTTATCGAGTATTGTTTCGCCCTGGATTTCCAATCCAGGCTCGTGAATTAACTACTGCACAATCGATTCTCCAAAATCAAGTAGAGTCGATGGGTCAACACTTCTTCAAAGAAGGATCAATGGTGATCCCTGGTCAAGTTGGATACGACCTAAACGTTGGTGCGATTCTCCTACAGGAATCTTTCTTAGGGAGTACAGTCGAAACTTATAGAGAGCAGATTACTGGAACTATCATTGAAGGATTAACGACTGGGGTTAAGGCAAAGGTTTTATATAGTATTTCAGCATCAGAATCTGAAAAGGACTATCTCACTTTGTATGTGAAGTATATTGATTCTGGAGACACTACATCTACAACAACTCAAAAGACTTTTAAAGAAAATGAGCAATTAATTTGTGACGCTGAAATTACTTTTGGATCAACTCTGATTGAAGTTGGTACTCCATTTGCCCAATTATTACCAGTTGATGCAACTACTACAGCGTCTTCTGCATATATTAATGAGGGTGTATATTTTATTAGAGGACATTTTGTTAATGTCCCATCTTCATATCTTATTCTAGAACAATATAGCAATAATCCATCATATAGAGTTGGACTTGAAATTTTTGAATCGATTGTTACTCCAGAAGATGATGAAACATTAAATGATAATGCTGCTGGTACATCGAATTATTCTGCTCCTGGTGCCCATAGATTTAAAATTAAAACATCTTTTGTAAAGAGATTAATTGGTGATGAAGCAGATAAGGATTTTATTGAATTATTAAGAATAAACAAAAGTCGTGTAGAAAGTTTTGTAAATCGCACAGAGTATAGCGAATTAGAGAGATCTCTTGCAAGAAGGACTTATGAAGAAAGTGGAGATTATGTAATTGATAGTTTTGATGTTAAGGTTAGAGAGCATCTAGACGATGGATTCAATAATGGTGTTAACGCTCCTGGCACAAAATCTCAGCAAGGAAATACTGCGGCAGAAGATTTAGCATCTATTGAAGTAGCACCTGGAAAGGCATATATTCGTGGATATAGGACAGAGTTTATTGCTCCACAATATGTTGATGTTGAAAAACCAAGAGATTATAAAACTGTCAATAATGGTATTTTCAACTTCAATCTCGGAAATTTCTTAAAAGTTTGGCAAGTTTATGGTTGGCCAGAAATTACTGGAGATGGTATTTCTGATGCATATCAAACTCTTCGCTTATATGATGATTGGAGTCCAACGGTAACATCTACACCAAAGGTAGGCGCGAATCAAATTGGTAGATGTAGGACTGTACAACTTAGAAGATCGTCATCAGCAAATGCACTAAATTCTAATTTTGGTGCTAATAGTATCCCAGCTGGCGGAGTATATGATTTATATTTCTTTGATGTGCAGATGTGGACTGTTATCAACATTGCCAACCCAGTTACACCATTCACTGTTGGTCAATTAATCAGAGGTAGAACTTCTGGAGCAACTGGGTATATTGTAAATACTGGTAACAATACTCATTATGCCTACTTAGAGCAAGTAAGTGGTGTTTTTGTTAATAATGAAGTATTAGAAATTGATGGTATTGCGAGAGGCAGTTTAACCTCCGCTTGGAGTTATCAACTTGGTGATACCAAATCTATGTTTGGATATAATAATAACAATGTTGTAAAATTTGGTTGTAATGTTGTCCTTAACGAAGCGACCTTAATTGAAGGTAATACTGTTGATGTCGATGTAAGTGACGATATTACTGGTTTTAAAACCAGATTTGAAAAAGATCTTAGACCAGGAGATGTTTTGGCTGCTGGTGTCGCAGATTTTGTCGGCACAAATACTGTGCGAGTAAGAAGAATTAATCAAACTGCGATTAATTACACAGCAGTAAATAAGCACACTGGAGTATCTGCAACCATCTTTGACTTTGCAAACCAAGTTGCTTTACTTGATAGTACTCTTGCTGTTGGCACAGTTGCTGACGTTGTAAGTACTAGTGTAACTAGATTACGCCCATTCATTTTCCAAAAAGATTATCAAAATGGAGAATTGTCATTCGACTTACCAGAAGTTGCAATGAAATCTATTTCTGATGAGTCTTTCTTTGTTTATAGAAACTTTATTAATAAAACTGTTAGTAGTGGATCCATTACTTTCACTCTCCCAGATACCGAATCATTTGCTTCACTATCTTCAGAAAATTATATACTAACAGTCGTTGCCAGTACAAATGCAACATATCCCGTTGGCACAAATATGGATATTGATGCATTGGCAGATTCTGGAGTATTGACGGTAACTTTTGGTGCTCAAAACCAATCTATTACTATTACTGGATTGCCAAATATTACTACAGTATCTCTTACTGCACTGGTATCTAAGAATACTCCTTCAAGGAAAATTAAAACTGCTGGTTTATTAAAGTCACTAAAAGTAATCAAGACCCTAACAGATAAAGATGTCCAATTGACTGGACTAACATATAGTACTCTACCAGGCACTAGAGTAGAAGATCTTGAAATTTCTTTAGGATTGAATGACGTTTATAACATTCATGCCATATATGAATCTTTAGATGAAAACGATGCTTCACCGCCATATGTAGTATTAACTGAATCTGTGTTTTTTGCAAATAACACCATTGTTATTGGAAAAACATCTGGTGCTAGAGCAAGGGTAATTTCTTTCTTAAACACCAATCTTAAACTATATTATGTAATTTTAAATGAAATTAATTTTATACCTGGAGAAATTCTACAAGGATTTAATGCAACTGGAGATGCAATCACGGCAATTGTTGATGATGGGGAAAATACGGTATTTGCTGGCAGTAAGTTAGTAACTGATAGATATCGTTTAGAACCAGGACAAAGAACTAATTACTATGATGTTTCAAAGTTAACTAGACTTCCATCCAGCATTGCTCCAACAAGAAGATTATTAGTCATCTTTGATTATTTTGCACACGAATCGTCTGGAGATTACTTCTCCGCAGAATCTTATACTGGAATTCCATATAAAGCAATTCCAACATATAAAATTGATGGATCTATTAACTTCTTAAGAGACCAATTGGACTTCCGTCCTGGAGTTAAAGAATTGGCATCTGGATCGGGTACAATTTCTGCCCCATACTTTGTGAATTGTAGCACTTTTGATTTTAATTCAAGAGTATACAATACAACTGGCGGCGCTGGTGCATCAACAATTTTTGATATTATGCAGGTTGATTCTTCATTTAGATCTGATTATTCTTGGTATCTACCAAGAGTTGATAAATTATATCTAACTCATGATGCACAATTAAAGGTTGTGAAGGGTGTATCTGGAAAATACTTAATTCCTCCACAAAAGATTGAGAATGCTATGTTATTAGCGACGATCGAATATAAGCCATTTATGTTTGATCCAGAAAGGGATTGTCTGATAACACAGGAAATTATTCGTCGTTACACTATGAAAGATATTGGTGATTTGGAAACTCGTCTAACTCACGTAGAATATTATACTTCTTTATCTTTATTAGAGTCTCAGACTGACAACACTAAGGTATATGATGAAAATGGATTTGATAGATTAAAAAATGGATATGTCGTTGATGATTTTACAGATCACACTCTTGGTGCCGTGTTCCATCCAGATTACAAGTGCTCTTTAGATTTTAAAGAAGGTCAATTACGTCCCCAACACTATACGACTAATGTCGCATTAGTAACAAATCTTTCCGCATCTTCAAATGTTGTATTAACTCGTGGAAACATTGCGATGCTTCCGTATACAGAAGTTGAATTAATTAAGCAACCATATGCGTCACGTACTGAAAATATTAACCCATTTAACGTATTTACATTTATTGGAAGAGTCGATTTAACACCAGCATCTGATGATTGGTTGGATACCGAGCGTATGCCTGCTCGTGTGGAAAACGTTGAGGGAGATTTTTCTGCTGTTGCTAGAGATATGCAAGTCGATCAAAATGGATTTGCACCTATTCAATGGGGATCTTGGCAAACAACTTGGACTGGTGAGAGTATAGAATCATCAAGCCAACATACATCACAATCTGGAACATATGGCATTGGCCGCCAGTTAGGTAGAGCTGGTCACGGACAGAGACAGCAAGGACTATTCTATCTTCACGAGCGCACAACATTCAGAGTTGTAAATAACCAAGCACGTCAAGGTGTCCGATCAAGAATTGTGCCTAAAATTGAAAGAAAGTCTTTAGGTGATACAGTATTGTCTAGATCCAATATTCCTTGGATTAGATCCAGAAATATTGGATTCTCAGTAGAGAGAGTAAAACCACGCACAAGATTCTATCCATACTTTGATGGTGTATCTATTTCAAATTATGTAACTCCAAAGGTTATCGAATTGATCAAAAATTCATCTACCGATGCCAGAACAAATGAAACTCCATTTGTTGTCGGAGAAACTGTAATTGGTCAAACTTCTGGTTGTCGTTTGAAAGTTGTAGCACCTAATGATGGTTATACAACAAATCCATATGGTAAAGGAGAAGAAACTCTTCCAGAAACATATTCCTCACAAACACCATACTTAAATCATGATATTGATTCTATTTCAAAGACTGTATCTCCAGATCATTTTGGAAACATGCAAGTTAGTGAAATTTTAGTTGGACAATCTTCTGGTGCTAGAGCAGTTATTGCTGACCGTAGATTGTTAAGTGATAACGTTGGTACACTTAAGGGCACATTCTTTATTCCATCTCCAAAGAATGATGCAAATCCACGTTGGGCAACTGGCATTAGATTATTCAGATTTACCACAAGTGAGGTAAACAATACTACTGAGGCAACTTCTTCGGCACAAACAAATTATTCCGCCTCTGGCACATTACAAGTTGTGCAAGAAAATATTCTTGCCATTAGAAATGCAGAAATTGTGCAGGATACTGTAAGTGAAGAGAGAGTTGTGCAATCAACAAGAGTTGAGGAGCGCCAAATTGGATGGTATGACCCTCTTGCACAATCATTTATTACTGAAGAGAAAGGTGGAGTTTTCTTAACTAGTGTTGATATATATTTCCAATCAAAGGATAAAAACATTCCAGTTTCCATGCAAATCCGCACCATGGAAAATGGATATCCAACCAAAACTATCCTACCATTCTCTGATGTTACTATTACACCAAATGACGTAGATATCTCATCTACAGCAGCAATTCCTACTAGATTTACTTTTAGATCTCCTGTTTATATTAAAGCATCTACAGAATACTGTTTTGTATTGCTGTCAGACTCCAATGAATATAAAGTGTGGATTTCTAGAATGGGAGATATTGAAGTTAGTGGCACAAGAACAATCTCTGAGCAACCATATGCAGGTGTCCTATTCAAGTCACAAAACGCTTCTACTTGGACAGCAGATCAGTATGAAGATTTAAAATTCATAATTAACAGAGCTAAATTTACATCTTTGACTGGTACTCTTGCACTTAATAATTCTCCACAAGGATTAGGTAATGGTGGATTGAAAATTATGCAATCAAATCCAATTGCTACTCGTAAACCACAATTAGTATTTACTTTGGATAGTGGTGCAAATTATACCTTTGGTCAAGGTGCAAACTTACTACAAGAAACAACAGGCGCATCAGCCACAGTAGTTTCAATTGATACTACTACATCTCCAGATACATTAACAGTTACTGATGTTTCTGGTAATTGGCTCCCTGGCACTTCCACAACATTTAGAGTTAGATCATCTAAATCGATTGCAAATATTACAATGTCATCGGTTGTAGGTACATTCTCTGTAGGGAATGTTGTTACTGGTGGCACCAGTACAACTGTTGGTATCGTTACAGCAGTTAGTGGCACGAGTCTAACTTTAAATTATATTACTGGAGCATTTACAGCGACTGAGCAAATTTCTAACACAGGTGGCGCAACAGCAACTGTTTCTGCCGTTACCTACAGTGGTGATTCTAAAGGAGTTTATTTATCATTAGCACCTTCATACTCATCAGATGAGAAAGAAATTCTGATACTTCACAACAATCATTGTATGCACCAGCGTACAAATCATGTTAGTATCGAAGGAGTTTTATCTGAAGTTTCACCAACATACTTAACAAATTCACTGACTGCTACTGCAACTTCAATATCTGTAAATACTGCCGTCGATTTCCATACCATTGTTAATGGTCAGGCAATCAGTAATGCAAATCCAGGATATCTAAAGATTGGTGATGAGATTATTCTTTATAGTGCTATTTCTGGAGATGGGGCAACAATTACTGTTGCGACTAATGGTAGAGGAGCGATGGAAACAGATGCTGCCACACATTCAGTAGATGATGTTGTCCAATGTTACACTTTAGATGGAATTCCATTAACGAATATCAATAAAGTGCATGAAGGTATTCAATGCCCATGGATGGATACTTATATGTTATCTGTTGATGCTGTTGCAAATAACGGTATTCGTGCTGGAGGAGAATCTGTCATTGCATCTCAGAATGTGCAGTTTGAAACTCTTACACCAACAGTAAATATAATGAAGTTACCTGATACCGATATTACAGCTAGAGTAAATACTACAAGCGCAACTTCTGTTGGCAATGGTGGAGGAGAAGGAGGATCTTTAGGAATCGATCAAGACTCATTTGTAAATGATGGTACATATGAGCCAGTAACTTTAAATGATCTAAACTTCTTTTCTGATCCTAGGATGATTTGCTCTGAGATTAATGAGGAAGCAAAATTAGGTGGAGCAAAATCATTTACAATGCTCTTAGATATGAGTACCGAAAATGATAAATTGAGTCCTGTTGTTGACATGGATCGTTGCTCATTAATTTGCACAACAAATCGTATCAACGAATGGCCAGGTGGTCCCGAACCATATGGACAAGCAGGAAAGATTGATGTATCACAAGATGTATCAACATTGCCAACAGGTGATCAGAATGATGCTGTTTATATTACACGTCTTGCAAGACTTATTAAGAATTCTAAGACGATTAGAATTGATTTCCAAATGTCTCGTCCACCAGAAGCTTCCGTTAGAGTATACTACAAAGCATTTGACAACGGCACCAATGACGACATAGACTCTATTGGATGGACTTTAGTTGGATTACCAAAACAGTATGATGCGTCACCATCAGAAGAAATTCTTTGGAAAGACTATTATTATGAAGTTACTGGATTGAATTTCAACGCATTCCAAATCAAAATTGTGATGAGGTCAAGCAATCAAGCAAAAGTGCCTCTAATCGCTGACCTCCGTGCAATTGCTCTTGCTACATAATTTATGAATACTAGAAAATTAATTCCCGTAGATGGGAAAGATGGATGGTATAGAGATCCAGAATCAAATGCCATCATCAATGCAAATGAATCTGAATATGATAAATATATGGCGGCGTATAACCGCCGTGTAGACGATCGTAAGAAACAACAAGCTTTACAAGATGATGTTTCTGAGTTAAAATCGGATATGGATGCTATTAAGGCATTATTACTGACGTTAGTAAAAAATCAGAGTAACAATTATGACAATTGAAAAAGTTTCTCAAGAAGAAATGTTGACTCAATTTAAACAACGCTATACTGCGCTGCTAGAAGAGAATCAGCAACTTGCATCTAAGATCAAAGATAATGAAGTAACTGCTCTAAAACTACAAGGAGCAATTGAAACATTGCAATATTATTCGGAAGAAAAATCGGAAGAGGAAGAATCTGAAGAATCTGCCGAAACTGATACAGAAGAATGATTCAAGGGGGGATTTATTTCCCCCCTCTTTTTTATTTGACATAAATAACAAAGAAGCATTAAATACACAGGTTGTCTTAAAAAATGGCAAATAGAATTCAATTAAGGAGAGGTGGTGCTCAGGAGTGGGCAAACGTTAACCCAACTCTTGCTCAAGGTGAAGTGGGGATTGAGCTAGATACAGGTCGCTTAAAAATAGGAGACGGTGTTACTGCATGGAACTCTCTAAAATATGAGAGACCTATCGAGTCTGTATCTAATACACCAAATACTATGGTGGCAAGAGATGCTGATGGAAACTTCTCTGCTGGTATTATTACTGCAACCATTATTGGTAATGCTTCTACTGCCACAAGATTAGCATCTACTCGCCAAATTCAACTATCACAGGATTTGACTGGTGCGGGAAACTTTGATGGATCAGCAAACTTAAATATTAATGCTGCATTACAATTAATATCTTCATTACCTCACTATGATGCCACTAGCACTTCATCTGGTACTTATACAAAGGTAACTGTCGATGCTAAAGGAAGAGTCATAAATGCTTCAAGTCCAACGACTCTTTCTGAATATGGATTGAATGGTAATGTTGAGGGGCAATCAGCACAACCATATGATTTAGATCTTGCTGCAATTTCCGCTCTAAGCACAACGGGCATTATTTCAAGAACCAGTGGTGGTGCAATGTCTACCAGGACAATTACTGGTACTGGAGGAAGAATTGCTGTTACCCAAGGTGCTGGTTTATCTGGTAACCCAACCATCGATTTGATTACAACAACTGTTGTAACGGGTGATTACAATACTGAAAATTTAAATTCAGTATCTGCAGTTGGATCAAATAATGAACCATTTGGCACACAAACTGTAAATACAGTAAAATATACTGTTGACACATTTGGACGTTTAACTTCATCTACCAATCTTCCTATTGCAACCGCAACCGAAGGCGCAAAGTATAATTCGTATAATGCTGGGACAACTTATTCAAGATACGACATCATCAAAAATGGCGGTAATGTCTACCAAGCAATTAGAGCAATCGCTGCGGGCGCTGGTGCTCCTACTCATACTAATGCCAGCGATGCTGGAGGGTGGAGATATCTCGCGGCTGCGGCAACCGAACAGAAAGGATTGGCCTCGTTTGCACAGGAAGATTTTGATGTAGATTCAAATGGCCATGTTACAATTGCTGCACTTGGTGTAGATAATACTCAACTACAAAATAATAGAATTTCTTTCTCTGATACTAATACAAAAGAAGATTTTGAATTAGATCAAGAATTAACAGCATCTACTGCATATAAAGGATTTAATTATTTAAATTATCTCAAAGTTAATAACACCGCAGGCAGTTTACTGTTTAGCGCCAATAATACTGGTAATAGTGGATCTGGAGAAGTTGACATTAATGTCAGAAGTTTTTTCGGACACGCAGATATTACATTAGATGCAACTACAGCACAGACAATTAATAAAACTGGCGACGGAAATCTAACAATTACTAGCACTCAAGCTAGTGCATCTGCTAGATCTGTAACCCTTTCTGTCAGCAATTCTGGTGCTGGTACAAGCACATTAAATCTAAATGCTGAAGATGTTGTTAGTATTCAAGCAAGTGAATCTACAGGTAAAATTCATGTTGAAGATTATCGTTTCCAAGATAACTATATTGCTACAACTAATGCGACCCTCAACTTGGATCCTGGTGATGATCGTGCCGTTACTGGCACCGTCAGAGTTTGGGGCAATTTACAGGTTGACGGCACCACAACGACGGTTAACTCTACCACATTGCAAGTGGACGATCCAATTATCACTCTTGGTGGTGATACTGCTCCAACTTCTGATGATAATCTTGATAGAGGTGTCAGTTTTAGATATTATGATAGTGCAGCAAAACTTGGATTCTATGGTTACGATGATTCGTATACTGATCTCGCGGGTCATGTCGGTGGATTCGCCTTCTATTTCGATGCTACAAATACTTCCGAAGTATTTTCTGGCACCAATGCTGGTCTATTAGCAGGCAATCTCAAGTTAACCACTGGCACCAATTCAACATCGGCAACTACTGGCACGTTAGTAGTTACTGGTGGTATTGGTGTAAGTAACGATGTATTTATTGGAGGCCTAACAGATATTACTAGCACATTAAGAGTGCGTAGTACTTCTCGTTTCGATGACAATTTTGTATTACAAGGCGCATCTAAGACTCTACAATTAAAGGATGGAGTAGGGACAACAAAAATTGAATTCCAATCAACTACAGGCAATGGAAGTTTTAATGGCACTCTTGGAGTTACTGGTGCAACAACACTTACTGGTAATCTAACAACCCAATCCGCATCCATAGTCAATATTCAAAATACTACCAATACCAATATTACTAATGCTTTAGCAGGTACAGCCTATGGATCACTAGTAACTTATGGTGCATTAAAGGTAGATGGAGGAGCTTCAATTGCAAGCTCTATGGTTATTGGTGGAAATGTAAAAGTATATGGCACATTAGATATTGATGGTACAACCACACATAACGGATTATCAGTATTTAAAAATAATCTTGTAATTGATACTGATGGTAATTCACCATATAAATTTGCTGTTACTGCGAGCTCTGGTAAAATTGATACAGTTGGGCAAATCGTTACTACAGATACTACAGATTCAACTTCAACCACAACAGGATCTATTATCACTTCTGGTGGTGTAGGTATTGCTAAGCAACTTAGAGTTAGTCAAGGCACAACTCTATCTTCAACATTGGCAGTTAGTGGTATTACAACATTAAGTAATACCACTGATGCCAATTTTGCAGGATCAATCACCTCTGGCACGACATATTCATCGATGGCCTCACATCCAGGGGCTCTATTAGTTTCTGGTGGCGTTGATATTGCAAAAAGCTTGATTGTTGGTGAAAATTTAAAAGTATTTGGATCAGTCGATTTTGGTACTTCAACTGGTGGTGGAATTGCGGGAGAAGTAAACCACTACAATAAAGAAACATTCTTTGATGACGTAAACTTCTACGATACTGCAACTCCAACTTATCTTAATGATTGGTTTTCCTCAATATTCTGTCGTGGTGGCGCTGTCATTAGAGATGATTTATATGTCGGTGGGGATTTACAAGTAAGACATAATACAAATTATACTCCAGGAAGTCAGGCAGGTAGTGACTTGGTTATTTTCCGTGTATATGGACAAACTGGACAAACTGATATTTACGGTATAACAAATCACGGAAATGATTTATTTGTTAAGAATGGACTTGCTGGAGCAACGACATTCTCAGTTGATGCTCAAACTGGTAACACAAGTGCATCTGGCACCTTTACCGTAACTGATAACTCAACATTTAATAAGAATGTAACAATCGTTGGATCTGATAGTGCTTCTACTGAATTCTTTAAGATTCGAAATGGATCTGCAGTTGATAAATTTGTTGTAGATTCTTCTTCTGGTAATACAACTATTGCAGGTACTGCAACTATCACCAGTGCAACTCAAATCAATAGCACTCTCGGTGTGACAGGTGTTACTTCACTGACAAATACAACTGATCAGACTATATCTGGAGTATCTTACACTGCTGATGGTGCTGTTAGACTTAATGGTGGTCTTGGAGTTGCTAAAAACCTAGCAGTTGCTGGTAGCATGAGAGTCTTTGGAAACTCCACAATTAGTGGGACAACAACTCAATCGGGTAATGCGACATTTGCTGGAAGAGTTGCAGTTTCTAATGTTGATGATGTTACAAGTTTTGCTGATAATGCGGTTTCATTAACAACGGATGGTGGACTTAGGGTATCCAAAAACGCATATATCGGTGGTGATTTTTATATCTGGGATAATACAAATTCCAGAGTTGCTTTTGGTGTCACTAATTTAACTGGCGCTGTATCAACACATGGTAATCTAACTGTTGGAGGTAACCTTACTGTCAATGGAACAACCACTACGGTCAACTCTACGGTCACTACTGTCGATGACCCTATTATTACTTTGGGTGGCGACACGGCACCAGTCTCTGATGATTCTAAGGATCGTGGTGTTGAATTCCGTTATTTCGACACTACAGCGAAAGTTGGTTTCTTCGGTCTCGATAGATCAACGCTAGAATATGTTTTCTTAACTACTGCAACCAATTCATCTGAAATATTTACTGGTACCGATGGATCTCTCCGTGCTGGTAGCTTAAAATTGACTGGATCTGGCACTGCTTTAAGTGTTGATTTTAATGCAAATATCGATGGTGCATTAACAGTAGATGGTGTGATTACATCTAACGTTGCTGGTGGCACGGCACCATTTATCGTTACATCTACAACTAAAGTCAATAATTTAAATGCAGATTTATTAGATGGATTTACAACAGCATCAACAAATACATCAAACACAGTTGTAGTTAGGGATCCTTCTGGAAACTTTGCTGCTGGCACAATCACTGCAGCATTGACTGGAAATTCTTCTACTGCAACTACTCTACAAACTGCTCGTAATATTGCAGTAAGCGGGGCAGTATCAGGCACCGTTAGTTTCAACGGTAGTGCAGATGTAACGATATCTACTACATTTGTAGACGCTGATATCACTGCTTTAGCGGCAATGGCAGGCACTGGTTATGTAGTGAGAACCGCAGCAAATACATATGCACAAAGAAGTATTTCTGCCACAGCAAGTTCAGGTATAACGATTACTAATGGTGATGGTATCGCTGGTAATACCGTTATTAACGTTGCATCAACATCAGGAAATTCTTCAAATAACCTCGTACTTCGTGATGCCTCTGGAAACTTTGCTGCGGGCACAATTACAGCAAACTTGACTGGTAATGTGATTGGTAATGTAACAGGTAATGTAACTGGTAATGCAACGGGTCTTTCTGGAACTCCTAATATTACCGTTGGGGCTATAGGTGCAACAAGCCTTAATGCCTCTGGTAACGTCACCGCAGCAACATTTTCTGGTGCTCTGACTGGTAATGTTACTGGTAATGTTACTGGTAATGTAACTGGCCAGGTAAGCAGTATATCTAATTTCACGACAACAAATCTAGCAGAGGGCACGAAACTTTATTATACTAAAGCAAGAGTGCAGGATCAATTAGATAATGCATTTGCACAATTGAAGGCAATGTTAAATAATCTAGAAACTAATACTACTCTGGTATTGAATCTTTCTGGAGATCCCACTCCTGGAGATGTTGTCTCTTTTAACAATGCAACTCTAAGTGGTGGTAATGGTTATCTAACTTCAACTGGTGTTGCTACAACTGGTGGCACTGGTAGTGGATTGACTGTTAATATTGTTGCTACTGCAGGTATTGTTACTTCCGTAACGATTAACAATGATGGCACTGGATATTCGCCAAATGATGTGATTACTATTACAGGTGGTACTACGCCGCAAGCAACTATTACTATTAGTGCAGTAAAAGAAATGAAAGTTGGAAACACTCTTACTGGTGCTACAACTGGTACTACTGGAGTCATTACTGCTCTTGGTGCAACTTCAGCAACAGTTAACGCTGTAGATGGATTCTTTGAGGTTGGAGAAACAGTCTCCGCTAATAATGTAACAACACTCACAATTTCCTCATTCGCTTGATAAGACATGTCAGCAACTAGACCCGCAACAAAACAAGAACTAAAAATGTATTGTCTTCGTAGGTTAGGTTACCCTGCGGTAGATATCAATGTCTGTGATGAGCAGTTGGATGATTTAATTGAAGAAGCTATTGATTATATGCAAGAGTATCATTATGATGCTAGTATTGGTGCTTTTATTAAAATTCAAGTAACTGATGCCATTATTGCTGCCTCCAAGACTGCAGAATCTCTTGGTGGAAATTGGTATGAAAATAAAAACTATGTAAGTATGCCAGATGGTGTTATTGGAATAAATCATGTATACACTAATATTGGAGCTTCTAGTGTAGTTCCTGGAAATATCTTCAATATCAAATATCAAATTTTCTTAAATGATATTTACGGAATGACTCATGGGCAGATCTTGCATTATTTTATGACATCTCAATATCTAGAAACTCTTGATTGGGTGACGAATTCTCAAGCTAATCGTAGAGTGAAATGGAATCAATATCAAAATAGATTATATTTAGATTTTGATTGGGATAGTTTAAATGCGGGAGATTGGATTTTAGTAGATTGCACTGTGCGCCAGGATCCAGATGATTATACATCCATGTATAATGATGCTTGGTTGAAAGATTATGTAGAAGCACTATTTCAACAACAATGGGGACGCAATCTAAGTAAATATGATGGTATACAAATGCTAGGTGGTGTGACTCTTAATGGTCGTCAAATTTTAGAAGATGCTTCCCAATTTAAAAAGGATCTTGAGGAAAGACTACGCAATACTTATGAATACCCACCAATGGATCTAATAGGATAAAATGACATATTCAAATACGCCTCCAACAAATTGCTTCTACTCAGATTATGATAGTTCTTGTAGATTAAATGTAAATGGATCTGCACAAGAGCAAACTTTTATTGAGAATTTGATTGTCGAGAGTATTGAAATTTATGGTCAAAATATCTACTACTTACCTCGTACATATGTGAATAGAGATACTATATTAAATGAGGTAGAGAATAGTAGATTCACACAAGCACTTACTGTTAGGGCGTATGTAAATAATGTTGATGGGTGGGAAGGGCAAGGAGAATTACTTTCAAAATTTGGAGTACGAATTGAAGATAAAACAACTTTTATTTTTTCTCGCAAAAAATTTAAACAAAAAGTAGATGATAATTCTACTCTAAATGTTGAAGGTCGCCCAAATGAAGGTGATCTGATCTGGTTTCCTGCAACAAAGCATTTATTTGAAATTAAATTTGTAGAGGCAGAAAGACCATTTTATCAACTTGGTAAGGGATATGTTTGGGAGTGCCGTTGCGAGATCTTTGAATATAGTGATGAGGAGTTGGATACTGGAGTTGCTGAAATTGACGCTATTGAAACTGCATTCGCAAATGCGATTAAGTTGATTATGGATCCTGGTGGAGTTGGAAACTTTACTGTTGGCGAAGAAGTAGTTGGCAATTTGCATACAGCAACCGCAACAACAACACTATCCAGCGGAGCAGTCACTACTCCAAGCATTACTGATGGTGGTGAATTTTATAATCCACTAATACTTCCATCTGTAACATTTAGTGCTCCGCCGCCTGGTGGCACAACAGCAACTGGCACTGCCGTGGTTTCTGCATCGGGTATTGTTACTGGAATAACTCTTACTCATCCTGGTAGTGGATATGCTGCCGCGCCCACGATAACAATCGCCCCATCGCCAAGGGACAATAGAGCAGAAGTCAAATCATGGAATTCTTCAACGAGGGAATTGCAGATAATTAATCGCACGGGCACATTTAATACTGCTGAGACAATTAAGGGGTTGACATCTGGTGCTCTGTGGAGTCCTTTCTCTTATAACACACTAAATAATACTAATACCGACGATACTATCGACCAAAATTATACGTTTGAAGAAGCGGATGATGATATTATCGATTTTACCGAGGGCAATCCATTCGGTCATATTGGACAAATAACTGATACTACTATCTGACTATGTTAGGCACTTATTCTTATCACGAAGTCTTTCGAAAAACTGTTGTTGCATTTGGTACTCTTTTCAATAATATTGAAATTCGTAGAGGTAATGAGGTAATGAAAGTACCTCTAGCATATGGACCAAAGCAAAAATTCCTCGCAAGGTTGGCTCAAACTCCAGATCCAACTAATAAGAGAGTGCAGATCACTCTTCCTAGGATTGCATTTGAAATAGATGGCATTGATTATGATCCTTCAAGGAAAGTATCACCAACACAAAAAATTAAAATAGCAAGAGATGATGATGAAAATAAAAATGTTTTCATGCCAGTGCCATATAATCTAGGTTTTCAATTGACGATTATTTCGAAAACTCAAGAAGATGGTCTTCAAATTATTGAGCAGATTCTTCCATATTTTCAACCGCATTACAATCTACCAATTAGATTGTTGGATGAGATGAATGAAACTAAAGATGTTCCTGTAGTCCTCAATAGTGTTGACTATGAAGATGATTACGAAGGAGATTTTGAGACTAGAAGGGCGATCATTTATACTCTAACCTTTACCTGCAAGACCTTCCTATATGGTCCTGTTACTGAAGCGAAGATTATTAAAAAGACGATTACCGATTACTATACAAATACAAATGTAAATACAGCACCACGAGAAGTGCGATATACAATTGAGCCAGATCCAACTGACGCAGATGCTGACGATGATTTTGGATTTGGTATTACTAAAGAAGAGTTTACTGATAACGAAAAACGTAATCCTACAACTGGAGTTGATGAGGAAATTTAAATATGAGTACTTTTGATGGATTAAATGATGTATTTGGCACTGAACCAACTGAAATCCAAAAATATGAAAGTGAAAATCCATTATTGAAAAGAAGCGAGTCTCCAGATATCAAACAAGATTATGAGGTTACTCGTGCCCAATTGCACAACTTAGTTATGAAAGGACAGGAGGCAGTAGATGGCATACTTGATGTGGCACGAGCGTCAGATCATCCTCGTGCTTATGAAGTTGCAGGTCAACTTATTAAAAACGTTGGAGACGTAGCAGATAAACTCATTGATCTGCAGAGAAAAATGAAAGAGTTGGATGACGATCCAAAGAAAGGTCCAAACAACGTAACCAATGCATTATTTGTTGGTAGTACAGCAGAATTGCAAAAATTGCTTAAACAGCAAAACTTAAAAGAAACTAAATAGAAGATAGGATAAGAAAAACTTGGAGTTTAGTATGACCGTTCTCAACGTTATAAGTACAAATAGTATTGCTGCGGCTGGAATAGAATATCAACTTGTAAAAACTGGTGTCTACCGAGTTAGTGCTGCATCTGCATCTACTGTTACTTTTGGTAGTGGTCCTGCTATCCAACTTTTTGCTGGTCAAGCAATTCTTCTAAAGGGTGCTAGT